GAAACACATTCTGAAAAAGCATCTAACAAAATTGAAGGTCGTAAGTATCAAGACAGTGAAGATGGTTTACGCCGTGTCTATCATATCTATACATACCTAGACTTAGAAGAAGACAAAAGAACTAAAGGTGAAACAGCTCCTTACGTTCTTATGATTGACGAGTTAGATAACGAAGTATTAGGTCTATACAGAAATTGGGAGGAAGGCGATGAAACGTTTACTAAATTGGATTGGCTTATCGAGTTCAAGTTCATCCCTTGGAGAGGTGCTTATGCAATTGGCTTGCCTCATCTTATTGGCGGTCTTAGTGCTGCTCTCACAGGCGCTCTCCGTGCTTTATTGGACACTGCTCATATTAATAACTCCGCTACCATGCTTAAACTCAAGGGTGCGAAAATTAGCGGACAGTCTCAACAAATCGAAGTTACTCAAGTCACTGAAATAGAAGGCGCACCTGGCGTTGACGACGTTCGTAAGATTGCAATGCCTATGCCATTCAATCAACCGTCACCTGTATTGTTCCAATTGCTAGGATGGTTAGACAACGCGGCTAAAGGTGTAGTCTCTACATCTGAAGAGAAAATTAAAGATGTAAATGCCAACGCTCCTGTAGGGACAACACAAGCTTTAATTGAACAAGGTGCGAAAGTATTCTCATCTATTCACGCAAGACTTCATGACTCACAAAAACGCGTCCTCATGGTACTCGGACGTATAAATCGTTGGTATCTTGACGAACAAAAGAGAGGTGACTTAGTAGCAGAGCTTCCAATTACACGCGAAGACTTTAAACGCAACTCAGACATCGTTCCTGTATCTGATCCGCATATTTTCTCTGAAACACAACGTATGGCTCAAAACCAAGCTGTGTTGCAACTTATGCAAACATACCCACAAGCGTTTGATGTTAATGCTGTATTACAACGCGTATTAAAACAAATGAAAGTACCTGGTGTGAACGAGTTAATGCCTAATGCACCTAAAGCTGTTGAGCAAGATTCTGCAAATGAAAACGCGGCTATGGCTCTCGGTAAACCTGCATTCGCATACCCAAGACAAGATCATCTTGCACATATTCAAGCTCACTTGAACTTTGCATTAGATCCTAATCTAGGTTCTAACAACTTGATTGCTCCTAAATTTATTCCACAAGTTTTAGAGCATATCAAACAACACATGATGCTTTGGTACACAAGTCAAATGCAAGGTTATGTCACAGCTAACCCAAATCTTGAGTTTGAGAAATACGAAGATAGTAAGTTTGCTAAAGAGATTGACAAGATCATGGCGGTTGCTTCTGACCACGTCAAACTTGACACACAACAAGTGTTTGCAAAAGTAACACCTTCATTACAACAACTTGGTCAAGTGATGGCGCAATTTGCTCCACAACCACAAGTTGATCCTGCTGATCAAGCATTACTACAAGCATCAATGGCAGAGACTCAACGTCGCGCGGCTCGTGATCAGGGTGATTTACAAATTGCACAACAAAAATTACAAAACGACATGATGCAAGACGAGAAAGACAGAGAAGTCAAAATTGCAATGAATGCCGAAAACAATTTAACAACTGAAAGATTGAAGACAGCAGAACTTACTGTTGACGAACTTAGGTTGCGTAAAGAGCAGAACGAAACTGCGATTAAATTAAATGAAACAACTCAACGTAACTTAGGGAGATAATTATGGCAACGACCGATAAAGAACAATCAGGCGACTTAGTTAATATGCACAAGCGTATTAGCCATGGAGCATGGTTAGACGGTGAAACACTTCAAGAGTCAGGTTCCGCTACTATGCCAAAAGCAAATAGCGATCATGGCAACTTTGAAACAAGTGCTATCAAAAAAGATAACGCATGAGGTACGTTTCCGACATTATCGATGCCGTAAAGGCGCGTCAGGTGGAGATAGAGAAGTCATTAGCGCAAGGTTTCGCGTCTAATTACGATTCCTATCAACGCCTTGTCGGAGAGTATGCAGGCTTATCGACTGCGATAGACATTATTAACAATCTTTTAAAAGAAGAGGAAGAAAAAGAACTATGAGTGACACACAGGTAGTTGGTGATTCAACTGATTTACAGGAAGCTTTTCCTGTTGTAGACCCTGGTGCTGTACCGTTAGGCGCAAGAATTTTAGTACAAATGCGCTTACCAAAGAAAAAAATGACGTCATCAGGCATCATTTTAGCCGAAGAAACTAGGGATACTGAAAAAGCACAAAACCCTGTCGGGAAAGTAGTGGCTATAGGTCCATTAGCGTTTAAAAAGCGCGACACAATGGAATCATGGCCTGAAGGTTCATGGGTGGAAGTGGGCGATTACGTCCGCGTACCACGTTGGACGGGTGACCGATGGGAAATTCAAATCAATCATGACGACGTTGTTCAGTTCATGTTGATGAATGACCATGAGGTTATTGCTAAATTAACATCTAATCCACTAGAAATGAGGGCATTTGTATGATCGAAGATAAAGAAAAGGAAGAAATTATTGACATTAAGGAAGAAGTTGATGGTTCAGCAGTCATTGAACTGCCTGAAAGCATTAAATCTCCTGATGTTCAAGAAGGTAAAGCAGATGAAGACTCTGACGAAGCTGATGAACAAGCTAGACAGAGAGAATTAGCAGAAGGTGGTGAGGTTGACCCCGATGCGGAAGCTATGCGTGAAGCTAAACGAGCAAAAAGAAGAGCTCGTAAAGAGTATCACAAGCAAGTTTCTGCCGAAAAAGACACTAAGCTTCATCTTTTAGAACGACAAAACCAAGAATTGTTAGAAAGATTGTCGGTTGTCGAGAAAAAAACACAAGGAACTGAAATTGCGCGCATAAATAAGGCTATTGAAGACCAAGAGTCTAAAATTTTGTTCGCAAAACAGAAAATCAAAGAAGCTACAGAGACGGGTAACGGTGACATGCTCACTCAAGCTCAAGAAATGTGGTATGAAGCTAAGAAACAGTTTGAATCTTTAGAGGGTTTAAAGAGACACTCTGTTCAACAGCCTCAACATCAAACAATTCAAGCTCCTGATCCAATGGTAGCTCGCTACGCAGGTGATTGGATGTCTGATAATCCTTGGTATGACCCTAATGGTCGTGATTCTGATTCGAAAATAGCATTAACTATCGATCAAACCATGGCAGAAGAGGGTTGGAACCCAAAAACACAAGAATATTGGGAAGAACTCGATAATAGACTTGCAAAATATTTACCGCACCGTTATATTGGTGAAGTAGAAAAAAGCGTTAGTCCATCTACAAGAAGACCTAGAAACATCGTTACAAGTTCGGGTCGGGAAAGTGCGTCGAGTAGTGGTGGTAAAAATACATTTACCTTAACCCCTGACCAAGTCAGAGCCATGAAAGATGCAGGCATGTGGGATGATCCCGATAAGAGGGCGAAGATGATTCGTCGTTATGCAACCGAAAAACTTAGTCAACGATAAAATATAGGAGAATTAAAATGGATTCACGTTTAAAAAAATCATTATCAGCAGGTGGACGCGAAAATCGCGCGAGTCATGATTCAGTTCGTGAGGCACCCGAGGATACGTTCGTATCATCCCAAGAGCGTCGTAAGATGTGGACAGATGAATGGACACAAAGCGCACTACCCAACGTCCCTAGTTTGAAGGGGTGGCACTTGTGTTGGTTGTCAACTACTAACAGTTACGACAGCATCGATAAAAGAATTAGACTAGGTTATCAACCTGTAAAATCGGAAGAGATACCAGGGTTTGAAAATTATCGAGTAAAAGCAGGTGATCACGAAGGTTATATCGCGTGTAACGAAATGCTATTATTCAAGATACCCGAAGATGTGTATCAAGACATTATGAAACATTTCCACCACGATGCTCCTCAGGATGAAGTGAACAAAGTTCGCGTTCAATCTGAACAACAGCTCGGCGGTCGCGACAGTAACGGAAAACCCCTAGGTCAAATTGAAGGTGACGGTATGGATAGTTTAGACAAACCGAAAGCTGCGCCTATTTTTTAATAGCGCAGATTTATAATAACTTAGGAGTAATTTATGTCAGCAACAAACGCTCCGTTTGGTTTACGTCCTGCGTTCCATCCTTCAGGTTTGGATCGTGCTCAAGCACTCGCAGGCGGTATCCCAAGCGCATACAGCTCTGACATTCTAAAAGGCCAAGCCGTACTATATGTAGCAGGCTCAGGCGTAATTG